TACACAGAAAGAATTAAACATAGATTTAAGAGGGAGGAAAAGATATATCAGAGCAGTTCTAACTGCAAGTTTTTCAGGTGGAACTTCTCCTACTGTTTTAGCAAGCGCAGCGTTAGTGTTAGGTGGGGCAGATGTATATCCTATTTAGAGGTGATTAATTATGGTAGTTAAATTTAAACAGACCTATAAGTTATGGAATGCAGGAGAAATAGCAGGATTTCCTGATGAAGAAGCTAATGAATTAATAGCTCTTGGTATAGCTGAGAAAGTAGAAGAAGTGCCTAAAAAACAAATAATAAAAATGGAGAAAAAAGATAAAGAATGAACTCTTTAGATATTCTAAATGATATTCTACAAGATATAGCAGGGGTCTTAACAGAAGTTCAGAAACAGAACCTAATAGCTCTTGCAACTGAGCGGGTGCTTGTGGACTACCCTCTTTTTAAAATAGAACAGCTTACGTATGTGCCAAGCGTATTAGCGTTTAGTCTCCCATCAGGCTGGGTTGATGGGGTCTCGTTTATAGAAAGCATATGGGATAGCTACGGTAGGAAATACAGCTGGAATATCGTAATAATGGGTGGGACAAGATATATAAGAGCATACTTACCACTCTACGGCTATCAGATAGCTCCTGACGCAACTGTTAATTTATGGGGAAGATATTCTACAACTCCTTCCGATACGTTCCCTCTTACGGAGAGACATAATTACTTGATAGGAATTTACGCAGCATATTTAGGTCTTGAGGAGATAGCTACTTATTATGCACAATCTTCAGACCCGACCATGACTGTAGATGTAGTCAATTATAGGGATAAATCAAGAATCTATTCAGAGAGAGCAGACAAGATACTGGCTCTTTACTACAAAACATTAGGAGAGTGGCGCTATGGAATTTAAAGTAGAAATCAAAATAGATGAGTCTTTAGCAAGAGACATAGAACTTAAAATATTAAAGTCTGCGGAAACTTTGAGAACAGAAGGAATAACGTATCTTCTTGAACATATCCCATACGTAACAGGCAATATGTTAAGAAGTATAACATGGCAAACAAGCATAGAAGAGAATATCATTCATACTGAGATTTATTCTGACCATAACAAGATTAAGAAAGCGGTTTATTACCCGATGATAGTTGAGATAGGGGGACCGCCTCATTACGTCCCCCTTGAAGTTCTAAGAAGATGGGCAGAGCTTAAATACGGTTTAAGAGGCAAAGATGCTTATAGTCTTGCCAAGCGTGTTCAGACAGGAATCCTTAAAAAAGGGAATATAGCATACTATCATTTTAGGAATACTGCTGAGTATCTTGCTAAAAATTGTGAGGGGATAATAGATGGCGTATTTAGGAATACTTAATCAGATATACAACACCATTAATTCAGTTGAGGGCATAGGGGTAGTCCACAAGTATAGTAGATGGACAAATAGAGAAGATGTTTTTAAATCTCTTTATGGAGTCCCCCTTACGTATCAAAATAAACAAATAATTAAGATAAATGGGTGGGAGATATCAAGGAAGTCTGTTAAGGAGGAGCTCCGTGGGAGTTTCATAGTATTTAGGAGACATCTATTTGTAATACGTGGATTTTACGGATTAGATGATGAGGGAGCCTCAGAGATAGAGTTTAATTTGCTTCTTGAAAACGTCTGTGAAGCTTTAAGAAAACTTTTAGAGACAAACTGGACTGAGGACCCAGCTACACCTTGGTTCTATAATGAGCCACCATCTATTACAGATATTTCGGTTATTATGTTTAGCAATTTTTTAGTTCACGTAGCAGAAATACAATTTCCTGCAATAGAAAGGAGGTAAATGAATGAAAGTTAGATATAAAGGGGAATATCCTATGACAGTTTGGAAAGCGGATTTTAGTATATATTTTAGCCCGGGAGAAGAGAAAGAAATTCCAGATGATATAGGAAATGATTTGCTAAACAATCCGTTTTTTGAAAAAGTAGAAACTAAATCCAAATTTTTGAAAAATGAAGGAGGGGAATAAATAAATGCCAGTTCCATTAGGTAGTTTAGCTAAAATTGCTTGGGCGATAGAAAAAGATACAAGCGGAAACCCTGTTTATGGCTTAAGACAAACCTCTGTAACTGCATCTTTACCTTTTATTTCAGAAAGTATTAAAGCTACTATAGAGCCTGCAAGAGTAGAAATAATACCAGCCACAAGAAGTAGATTATTAGATTATGAGCCACCTGCTCGTATGTCAGTTTCTGGAGATATAGAGTTGCCTTTCTTTGCCACAAGTTATAATGCTAATTCATCCACAGATCCATTTGTAATTTTAATGCAGGCTTGTATGGGCGGAGTAAGTATTGACTCATCTAACAGTAAAATTACATGGTCTCTCGCAGATACTTTACCATCTCTAACTATTTTTGTAGACAGAAATACTTCCAATGCTAATACGCCTCCTCAAAGGAACTATTTCTATTATACAGGTTGTAAAGTTAACCAATTCACAATAACAGGTGAAGAAAATGGTATTGTAAGATTAAGAGTTAGTATACAAGGGCAAAGAGAAGAGCTTTCTACAACGGGGCAAACTATAACAACATCAAATATACCCCCAGCTAAGTTCTGGTTATCAAATGTTACATTAAATGATGGGACTGCTGCGGTAGTAAAGGTAAGAAGCTTTGAAATAACAGTTAATAATAACCTCATAACAGATAGATATTTCAATAATTTATTGGATTTAGGCTCATCCTACTCTGATATTACCCCTAACCAAAAGGTAGCAGTAGTAGTAGATCTTCCAGAAGGTAGAAGAGAAATCACAGGAAGGCTTGAGCTCATGTTTGATAGTACAAGATGGTATGAGAAATTCCTATCAGCTTCTACTGTATCTTTGACAATTGATGTTTTAGCAACCTATAAAACAAGTATTGTTTACAAAACCACAATATCACTTCCTAATATTGTAATAACTGGAGAGACTCCGAACGTTAACGGTCCTAACCCATTAAACTTTACAATGAACTTTACAGCTTATCAAAAGACCAGCTCTAACGATGAATTATCTATAGTTGTAAGTAAGTAAATATAAGTGAGGTGATTACATGGCTGTTAAACCTTCTGAGTATAGAAAACAATTAAGAAAAGAAGTAACTCTCTCCTCAGGCTATAGCTTTGTAATAAGAAAAGTCAGAGTAAGAGATGTAGTAAAAGCATCATATTTACCTGTTGGAGTATTTGAAGACAGTAATCCTGAGACTATAGTTCAAAACGTAGGATATGACAAGATTGTGGATTACATGGATGAAATAATCATACAAGGAGTTGTAGAGCCCAAGATAGTTAAAAAATCTCCAGAGGAGTGCAGTGATGAAGAGCTCTCAATATATGAACTAACAGAACAGGACAGCACAGAATTATTTAACGAAATAATAAAGTTTAGTGGATTACCAACTACACAAGAGGAGAAGTTAGAATACGCTCCCTTTCCTGAGGAGCGAAATGCCGCTTCTGATAGACCAGATGGCGAGGCGATATCATAAGCTCCCATCTGAGATATTAGAGCTTGACTTGTTGGATTTTGCTCTGAACTTTGAAATAATGAGGCGGGGCATAGAGAATGACTCTGAGCAGGCAAAGGAGCTTTCCAAGGATGGGGGTTTTGTATGCCCCGCTTGGCTATTATTATTCAGATAGGAGGGGGCAATGGCAGGAGAGTATAGGCTCCAAATAATTATAGATGTTATTAACAGGGCAACTCCTGAGATAAAAAAGACTGTCGAGGAAGCAAAGAAAAGTATTAAAGAACTACAGGAAGTTGCCCGCCAACAGGAGAACGTATTTAGCTTTAAATCAAAAGAAGCCCCCTCCGCCTCTACTCTTAGAAAAAGAGGCTTAATGCCTTTAGAAGAGGTAGAAAAAGAGCTTAAAACTGGAGAATTTGGTAGAGAATATGTAGGATATATTAAGAAATTACGAGAGATAAGAATTGCAGAAACTTCTAAATTAGCACAGCAGCTCAGTGCGTTATACAAGTCAATTACAGGAAGCGAGACATTGGGCTTAATTGGCGAAGATTTAGCTCATTTAGTATCTGAGTATGGTTCAATACGATACTTAAGAGAACAAGCAAGAGAAAATTTACAAAAATCTGTTCAGGAACTTGTTCGATTTGCCCAGCAATATAAGGGGCAACTTTCTAATCTTACTCCTGAGCTTTCTCAAACGTTTAAAGGGCTAAAAGAAACCGTAAAGCAAAGAGCACTCATATTTAAATTTTATAAAGAAGCCGATAAGTTAGCACAGAGTGTGGTAGAGAAATTTGGGGGGCTTACTGCGAGTTTAGAAAGTCTACATACTGAGAGCCCTGAGTATCAACAATTTGTTAAAGAAATAACTCCTTTTGCCAAAGAACGAATAGATGCTCTTAAACAATATCGGGAAGCCTTATTAAATAAAACTGTTCCTCAATATATTCAAGACATACAAAATACAATTCAAAATGTAAACACAACTTACCAGAAAGCCCTCGAGGAGTTTAGCGGCCTTTTAGAAAAACCGATAGCTGAAGGTGGGTTAGCCGGGACGCCTCAAACCGAGGAAGAAGTAAGACAAGTATTTACTACTTATGATAAATTTATTAGTCAAATTGAGCAATTAAAGCTTAATATAGGTAAGTATCTTGGAGCTACATTCCGTGGACTTATACCTGAAGATTTATTGAACCAGCTTCAGAACTTATATCAATATATTTCTTCTCAGGAAGAGCGTTTTCTCCCTCAGTATAGAGCCATTTCAGAGGCTTATTTAGGGGCTCCCCCTCAAAGAAGAGCATTTGTTCCTGTAGAACCTGTCCCACAACAGATTGTCCCTATTCAACAGTCTTATGCTGAGTATGTAGAGCAGTTAGCTGCAGCAAGAGAGCAAGCGGAAGGTGTAGCGAGTTTTATGCAGGAAGCCTCAAAATCAGCTCAGGATACTGCACAGGCGACAAGTAGTATTAAAGACAATCTGAGTGAAATAAAAAGACTTGCTCAGATACAAAATGAATATTATAAAGCTCTTAAGTTAGGCTATAGAGGAGAAAAAATATTCCAAGAAATAAGTCAGAATTTAGGTCTTCCTCAAGAGGCTGTGTTAGAAGGCTTCAAAAAACTGAAGAATATGGGTGCTCTATTCAGCCCTCTAACAGGTAATTTAAAACAACAGATAATGGAATTATATCAAAATATAGACACTACGCTGTCCCAATTATCATCAAGAAAGAATATAGAATTAGCCCTAAATAACCTAAGTGAATTAGGTGAAAGAATTGAAGCCGTTGGGGGACAGATGGCACGTAGCCCCGAATTTACTAAAAAGGCAGCGTTTGCTATACGAACATATGGCACGGAATTATACAGTGCTGGGAATTTTCTCAAGGACTATTCTTTAACCCATGAAGAGTTCCAACAGGAAATTGAAAATACAAAAAATAAACTATTAGGATTAAAAGAAGCTCTTGAGTCAGAAGCAATTCCTAAAGCAATTCCGAACCCTATTAAAGATTTTATAAGCCAGACCAGAGACTTTAATTATATTTTCCGCAATCTATTTTGGACTGGTATTTCTTTAGTATATGCTTTTAGACCGATATCTGAAGGGATTGAAAGAATACTGAGAAATATAGCTGATTACGCACTACAGACCCAATGGTTTTCAGAAAGATTAGGAATGTCTACGCAAAACATTCAAGCCTTAAGAGTAGCTCTTGATTATTCCAACGAAAGTATAGACCATTTTGCAACTTCGCTTGCGGTGCTCTCTCGTAAAATTTACGATGCGGCTCATGGTAGTGGGGTAGGTGTAAGGGCTCTTCAAGAATTAGGTATACAAATATTAGATAGCTCAGGAAAGATGCTACCCTTTGAAAACATTTTAGGACAGCTTATTGCCCGTATACATGCTCTGAGAGAGGCAGGTGTTTCTTCAGCTCAAATTAGTGCATATTTAACAAAGATATTCGGCCGTGAGAATACAAGACTTGCCTTATTTATGGCTGAAGATATTGAAAAAATTACAGAACGATTAAATAAGGCTAAGACATTCGGATTAGTATTTAATGAGCAAGACCAAGCAAATGCTGTAGAACTAATAGAAGCGCTAAAAGATGTGCGTAATGCATGGCAAGGATTTATGTATCAGATGGTTATTGGTGCTACAGGAGTTCTTGTCCCTGTTATTAATTGGATAAGAAACTTTGTAGTATCTCTTACAGCCCTTGGAGAGAAGTTTAAGGGTGTAGGAGGAGTGTTTATAAGTGTTCTTCTCGGAATGGCAAAAGTAGCAGTATTTTTCGGAGCCTCTCTTTTACTTGTAGCGAGTGTAGCGAGAGCTATTATAGTTCTCCAAGGACTACTTAATGCTTTTCAAACCGCAGCAACAGGCGCAGCTGTAGGTATAACTATATTTGGTGTCTCTTTAGGGCCTGTAGCACTGGTTATAGCAGGTGTTATTGCTTTACTTGCTCTTTTCCTCCCTCAGATAATGGGTATAGACAAAGCATTCCAGAATGCTTCTAAAGGTTCTTCGGAATTCCTAAAAGACATGCAAGATACGTTTAAACAATTTTCTGAATTAGCTAAAAACGCTGGCGAAGATTTCATGGATTCTTATGCAGAAGGCATGAAGATAGGAGCTACCCGTGCAAGAAAGATTGCAATGGATATTGCAGAAGAACTATTTAAATATTTTGGTGGTGGTCATTCTCCAGCAGAAAAGGGACCTCTTTCTAATTTAGAATATTGGGGTTCTGAATTTATAAATGCCTATAGGGAAGGATTAATTGCAGGAGCAAAGAACTTATATAGTGATATTAACAAAATAGGTGAAGGGATAGTTAACTTGCTTAATTCTTTTGCATACAGTCTTGGCGGTGATATAGCAAGACTTCTTACAGGTAAAGGCGGATTAGACCTTAGTAAATATTATAAACAATTCCTTCTTTATTTGAGCCAAGCGTTTAAAGGAATTATTAGCGACTTTCAAAACGCTCTAACTGGCGCTTTTACATCTGCTATTGATAAATTAAATTCTGCTATCCAAGAATCTCTTGGTATAGACAAACCTCAAAGTCTCATCCAGAAATTTGGGAAGGGCTTCTTTGATACTCTCGGAGACATAGCTAAATCCGAGGTAGGGAACTTCTTCCAAGTTGCATTTGCTCCTATATATGGCTTTATAGATACATTCTTTGGGAAGGTAATGTCAGGACAGCTAACAGAATGGCTTAAGCAACAAATAGACCTTATTTCTGCGCAAAGAGATTTGATTTATATACTTACCTCTGCCTTCTCAGGAGGACATGCTACTGGAACCATTACCAGTAAGCCTCATCTCGCTCTTGTAGGTGAGGAAGGACCTGAGGCAATTATTCCGTTGTCTTCTCATAGAAGAAAGAGAGCTCTACAGCTTTGGATAGAAACTGGAAAGAAGTTAGGAGTAGTAGGATATGCAGAAGGTGGAATAGTAGGCGGGAACGTAGAAAATCTTGAGGATTGGGTAAGAGCTCTTGGAACTATACTTATTAGCGCAGGAAATGCCTTTAGAACTGGTATTCTATCAGCTATTGAGAGATGGGAGAATACAATAAGGGAACTTCCTAAGAAGATAGATATAGAGAGAAAAATAGAAATCCCAGAAGTAAAAAGGCAGACTGCTTTATTAGATAGCATAAAGATTTCCTTAATACAAGGAATAGGAGTAATGAACATAATAGAAAAACATTTATCAAATATAAAAACATCTACACAAAGCCAAATATCAATATTAAGCAAGCCTTCTAAAGTGCAGAAAATATTAGAAATAGTAGAGACAGACGATAAAAATTTAAGACAGGCAAGGCAAGACTTTCTTAAACTACTCCAAGAGGAGAGCAAAAAACCTGCTTTAGATATAAATTGGGCATTGTTACGCTCTTCTCAATATGCCAACCTTACTAATTTAGATACTTTAGTTAAGGAAGCTGAAGAAGGGCAGGAAGCCTTAAAACGATTTTTAATAGAGTTTGAAAATATTATTAAGTCTTGGAGAGGCGGAAAGCTTACTGCACAGGAACTTCCGGGTTTTGAACTTATTATGAAGCAAAAAGGGTTAACAGAACTAAAAGACTTTTTAATGAATTATGGTGCTAAACAACAATTATACGATAAACTCATGAGCGCTTTTGAAAAATACCGTAAGGGCGAGATGACAGCAAATCAACTCTGGAATACAATAGAGTCTTATTTTGGTGGTAAGACTGATACTAAGAATAAAATTAGCGGAGAATATGTTTTAGGAGAAACAGTAAAAGCTTTAGCAGGGCAAGATGCACTTAGTAAAATTAATAAAGCCTTATATATAGGAACGGAACAACTACCTGAGATTAAGAAAATTGTTGAGCAAAGAGTGAGAGAAGAACAAAAGGAAGAACCCTCACCGAAGCTTGGTTCTGATAAAATATTATCTAAAACAGAGCTTAAATTACCAACTGAGTTTGTTGACTCTTTCTTAAGAGTTATGTTCTCACCTTTAGCTGAAATTAAATCTATTAAGGGTTTTATGGAAAATCTTACTAAATATTTTAAAATAGGTGAAATAGAGCCGCTTAATTACAATAAGCTAAATAAACAAATTGACGACCTTATCAACGATATTGAAAACAATGGGGAAAAATTCCAAGAAGGAAGCATCTCTACCAAGGAATATATAGAAAAAATGCGGGAGTATAGTGCTTCAATAAGCGAACTACTTGCTAAAAACAGTAATGTATCTAAAGCAATTGATGAATATATAAAACAATATCAAAAAGCTAAAGATTTAAGCATTCAAATACAACAAGCTCTTAAAATGATAAGAAAAGGAACAGTCCCTGAAAATTTAAAGGATGTTTTAGGTGCTCCAGAGATTTCTAATGAGACAAGAACTCAAATAATGGACCTCTTAAGCAAGTGGCAGAAAAGTGGAGGCAGTGCTGAAGTCTTACAGGAACTTGAAGATGTTTTATCAGAGCTTATAAATGGTTTAGATGCGACAGCAGAAATATACTATCAAGGGATTGAAAAATTAAATGATAAACTTAATACCTTAGCAGAAACACAAAACAAAATTAAACAAGTTGCTGACAAGTGGCTTGTAGATGCCAAGAACACCCTTCTCCAAGCCATGAGTGATTGGGCGCAAGGAGACTTTAAAGGCGCTGCGATGGGAATAGCAGACTACTTTAGGAAAGCCTTCCAAGAAGGTCTTGTAGACACATTTATGAAAGATTTCAAAGAAAATATAGATAACTTAGCAAAAAGCTTTGCAAATATAGCTCTCTGGCTACTTGGAGGCAGAAAAGAGAAAGCTCCCACAGAAGATTTTAATAATATATGGAACAATATAAAACCAATGATAGATAAAGGTTTATTACAGCCTATTTCTAATTTTGCACTCAGAATGTTGAAATTCTGGACTAAAGATACAGATGAGTATAAAGCCTTCCAAGCCCTTTTAGCCCCCGAGAATTGGGAGAAAACAGCAAATATCATGGGGAATGCAATAACAGATGCCCTTGCAGGAGAGAAAATAGCTAACATAATATTCCCCGAAGAAGGATACGTAGGTAAAGTAGTAGGCGGGCTTGCAAGTATGGCCAAAGGAATAGCAGATGTAATGGGCCAAATAGTAGGTCCAGAAAAAATACAAGCTACAATTAATGGATTTAGAATTTTCTTTAAGCTATTAGGAAGCGGGACAAATAATATTATAAATAGTGTTCGTCTTTTGTTAGACCCAAGTAAAAAATTAGACGACGTAGCTAATGGGCTAAGTAAGACTTTAGGCATAAACGCTAAAGAGATTAAAGATTTCTTTTCTCAAAAAATTATTTCTCTCTTCCCCGGGACTTCTCTTAAAAAAGAAATTAGCATAGAAAGTATAAGAGAAGGATTAGCCTCTATGTTTGACAAAGTAAAAGGAGTATGGGACAAGTTCTTTAAGGAAACACCAATAGGAAAGGCTGCAGCACAAGTAGGCGGTTTTATAAAAGCAGGAACAGTAGACTTAATAGGAGGACTGATGGGAGGGCCAATTGGCTCTTTTATCGGTGGGCTTATTTCGCAAGGTCTTGTCGCAGTATTAGGTGAATTTGCAGGAATGTTCCAAGACATATACGAAGGCTTTCTTAAAGACTTTATACAGATAGGGAAATCAATTCTTAAACCTATAATCATTCCTATACTTCAATTCCTTGCCAACATCTTAAAAATTTTCATGGATGTATTAAAGCCTTTTGTGCCTCTCTTTAAAGTATTAGCTGAAATTATCGGTATGGTGATTACATTAATTGGGAAAGTATTTTTAGCCTATTGGAATACTATTCTCAAACCTGTAATATTTGCGTTCACAAAAGCTTTAGCGTTCGTAATTAAGATGATAGGCTATCTTTTAAAACCCCTTGATTGGCTACTCGGTGGAATAGGGCAGAAATTAATAGATGCTGCTAATGCCATGAGTCAAGCTGCAGATGAAATGTATCAATCAACAGGAGAAGCAAAACCAGTTGAAGAAGAAAAGAAAAAGGACCAACCCATATCAATAACGAATTTAACTGGAAATGCTCTTGAGGGATTTAAGCAACTTCTTGCCCCTTTGAATTCTCTAAATCTTCTCCCTTCATATTTTGAGCAGATGACAAGCTATCTAAAGGAGATAAGAGATGCACTTGTCGGGATAAACCCTACTCCAACAACTGTGAGTGGAGTAGCTACTAATGAAGTTTCAAAAGAAATAACTATAAATAATTTAAACATCTATGTAGACCAAGTAGCCGATATTGATATTAATAAGATTGTTGACCAAGTTATTTATCAAGTAGGTGTAAAAGTTAAGAATGTATCTTATGCAAAGGGTGGCTAACAAATGGCTGACAAAATTTATTACGTAATAGGCAATAGTGCTCTTACACAAATTCCTAACCCTTTTTACGGGATAGAGAGCGAACAATATCTCAGCCCCGCAGAAATTAATTTTGACCAAACAACAACAGTAGTATTATCAAGTATAAACGATAGTTCTTCCCTAAATCTTGTTCTCTTTGAGCCCCTTTATTATCCCGGCGGAAGAGTTGATATAGATAAATACAAAGAAAAACCGAGAAAATTCAGTCTTGAGGGAAGTATTATAGGTAAAACTATAAGGGAAGCAGAAAAATTTAAATACTATTTGGAAATTATTACTAAGTATCCTTTAGATACTGGAGGCTTAGACTTGAAACTATCTAATGAAAGACAAAGAGATGTTCCAGCTCTTTATGTAAGAAAAGTATATACAGATATAGATAGCAACAAAACCAAAATATGGGAGATACGAGGATTAAGAGAAGACTTAAGCTTCTCAGTAATGCCTGAAGTAGGATACAGAGGTTGGAGATTTAGTTTAACCCTTACTGTCTTATATCCTATTTGGGAGGAAGTAGAAAATGGCTGATATTGTATTCCCAGTTTATTATTCATATGATAATAGTTCAGACCATGATAAAAATTCAGAATGCTTTTCGTCTCCTATTCATTCTCCTTCTTATTGTCCTCATATCTATATTTCAGGAGATTGGGCAACAATTAAACATCCCGGCTTTTTCAACGGAGTTGCACTATCTAACGATTTAATCGTAGATGGAGAATTTGAGCAAAGTTCATTAACAGAGAACTGGAATTATGTCTATTACAGTAACTGGAATTACACAACAGCAACTGCTACAAGAGATAGCACATATAAAAATACAGGGGATTATTCAGTTAAATGTGGAAATGGTAGTGAAATTGGGTATGGCATAGCAGAGAAAGTTTTACACAAGGTTGTGCCTAATAAGACTTATAATCTCAATTTTTATGTCTACTCTACTAACTCTTCGTCTCAATATATTGTTTTATTTAGACTTTATGACAAAAACCAAAATGATATAACACAAAATAAAATAGTTCAGGGGTTTTATTATTCATCAGACTACCAAGCTCAATATACGAGTGGAACTACTACCAGTGGTTCTTGGATTAACGTAAACTATTCGATAACCATTCCCCAAGATGTTTATTATATTCAATTTGCTTTTGCGTATTATACAGGTGGAAATGGATATGTATGGTTTGACAATATCTCGTTCACTCCAGTATCAAATTCAGAATATGTAGAATTTACTTTCAACGGGACAGGAATTACTGTTGTAGGGTTAAAATTATTTGACCATGGAATTTTATATTATTCTGTGGATGGCGGAAGCGAGACAAGTGTAGACTGTTATTCATCCTCTTGGACTGTTGCACCACTCTTTAGTGTCTCTGGTCTTTCAGAGGGAGAACATGTTTTAAAAATAAGAACATCATCTACGAAAAATGCAAGTTCTCAAGGCTACCAAATAACTCTAATTGGATTTATTCCAGACTTTATACAATCTTTTGACTACACAGGATATGCAGAGACAAAGCCTATTATTTTTATCGAACCACTTGAAAAAAGCTATTGCAATGATTTCAAAGGAAAAATAGCAG